CTGTAACTCTAAAGATATTATTATGCCTGGTCCAGTTATTGATTATACTGATCAATATGGTAATTCTAGACAATGGATTACTGATATTTACTACGTTCCTTATAATTTGATTATCGAAGTTAAAGACGGTGGAGATAATCCTAACAATCGTCAAATGGATGAATATCGTGCTAAGCAGGTTAGTAAAGAAGCTGAACTTATCAAGTTAGGTGAATATAATTATTTACGTCTAACTGATAATAAATTTGTCCAACTTATGGAAGTATTAGCATTGCTTAAAGATCAAGAGATTAATGATCCTACTACAACTAATAAAGTTATTAGAATCAATGAATCTACTGTATATGATGATAGATTCTTTACTATAGCTGATACAGATGAATTAAAAGATGATATTGATATTCCTATAGAATATGATATCATTAAACGTTTATCTGACTTAAAAGAATATGCTGCTAGAGAGCATATGGGTGTCGGAGCTATAGGTGGTATTGTTGGAACTATAGATGGTAATATGCTAGTCCAATATACTCCACATAGACATTCATTTAGTGGAGAGAAAGATGGTTTTGGTGTAGTTGATGATAAGAAGTCAACTAAATTAAGAGTTAAATCTGATAATGATGAAACCGAAATAGTAGATAAAGAGCCATTCTTACAAGATAAATTCTATAAGTCTTATAGGCATAAACGAGATAGAGTTACTTGGGAGAATGCTATTAATCTATATGAAGAAATCACTGGTAAGGTAATGCTATCTAAAGACCAATTAGAATATGATGATGACTTTACAGAATCTGACTTAGATAGAGATAATAAGTTAACTCTAATGAATGCTATATATAGTATTGAATCTGAGTTATATGATGCATCTCTTCCATTATGTGATATTCTAGATGTAAATACAGCTAAGTCTAAGCTAAAAGAATTTCCTGAAGGAACCATGATTATGGAAGATAATAATGGATACTTTGCAGTAGACTTAGAATCCAAGATAAGAACCAAATCATATAAGACTATTCTAGAGATTGAGGCTCCGGCTTTTGTTAAGACTAAAGATATGCTAGAAGAGGATGATGATGCTAGTGATACCAATAATAAGAAGGTAAAAGAAGTCAATGATTCTGGTATGTATAAAGTACTTGATGATAAATATTCTTCTGAAGACCAATTAATGGATGACTGGAATGATTATAATAGTTTATCTGCTGAGATGAAACGTCATAGTGATGATAAATCTATTGAAATCTATGGTAAATCTAATGTAGAACGATTCAAAGAACTTCGTTCTAAGTATCTTAATTCTGAGATTCCTTATGATGATTTAGCATTAAGTGAATCTGGATTACAATTATCTGATTTAGATAGAGCTAGAGATTATGGTATTGAATTGCGTGGTAAGAAACGTGAGACTGAATATCTTAAATCTTGGTCATTAAACTCTGGTATCTTTATAGTCTTACCTTGTGATACTGAAGAGGAATTAGAAAAACAATGGCATGATGTACAATCTATGGATATCTCCTTAATTCGTATATCTGATATGCGTCTTATGGAAGTATTTGGTTGTAATAATGAAACTATGTATAACTTCCTAAAGAGTGTATTCACTAGTAATGGATTTGATGATTATTATTACTTCCCTATAGTTGAATCAGCTATGGAAGATGTACAGCCAATTAGAAACTTGCCTAATACTATACCATTCTATATCCCACATGAAATCGAAGTATTCAAACGTAATAGTACATTCGGTGATATGCCTAGCAAATGGAAAGATAAAGCTGATGAATGGTTAAGAGACTATAAGAAAATCTATGAAGGTAAATCATATGATAAGAAAACTATTCTAGATTGGATGTCTAATGTAAGATACCTAAGTTTAGAATATGCTAGAACTCAATCAGATGAATTAAAACAAGCTTTATTAGAATTTGGTTGGAATCCTTATATGGAATTCAATTCAGTTAATATGACTAAAGCATACAATAGAGCTAATACTATATATCACAGAAGAATGACTTCTAAGTTATTACAAGAAAAAAGTATTGGCTTTGAGTTTGATGCTAGAGGAAATCTATTCGTTAAGAACTTCTTAAAGAATAAGAGTTATCAATCTATCTATATGGAATCTCATAGATTACTTATGGAATATGATAGAGCTAATAATATTGAAGGAATGAAATATGAACTAGCTAAGATGTACTATCTAAATCTTAAGATTAGTGAGGATCTAATTAAACAAGATCGTACTAAAAAAGATAAAGAGTTAGTTAAGATTAGAGCTAGAGTATTAAATGATTTCCATAAATATCTTAAGGTAGTACTTAAGAATGATAAACAATTTAACTTCTCTAATTACTATCAACGTAGTGAGTTCTGTGATGACTCCTTTGTTATTACAGCACCAACTCTCAAACATGCAGGTAAATATGCTAAAATAGCTATGAAAGTTTTATAATATAATGAGTCCTACTTACTAGCTAAGTAGGACTCTTATAATATCATTCATATATTATAACCTTGATCGAAGGAGGTGAATATGAATTGGATATGTATAATGTCGGTCAAAAGCTTTGTAAGAAAGATAAGTTCGGACAAATAACAGAATTGTACCGAATAGTATCTCGTAAAGACAAAGACTTTTATAAAGTTACTCCTGTAATAGGAGATAAGTTACTTATTGATAAGTACAAAACAGATGAGTATATACCTTTAGAGATACATTGTAAGATGTTTTTCGAAGTATGTACTTTAAAGAATGGGGAGAAAGAATTATGTATTAGTATCTACTGCCCATATGAAGCAACGAATTATCCTTACTATACTAGTCGACTTAATATTGATAATCCTATGGATAATAAGAAGTTTGGCAAGTTTCTATGTAAAGATGAATTCGAAAATGACAGTTCAATGAGACAATATAAACGAGCATATGATCTAATGATGTATGATATTGCACATAAAGATTATGCTTTTAGTGTAGATCTATATCTAAATGATCCATTGAAGAATATTGTATCATTTGTCAAATTAGACCCTAGAGTCTGTGATACTCTTATTTCAATCTGTGACAGTCGTGGATTAGAATACGATAATATAGACCAAGCTATTAAGATAGCTTTACAAAATATTCTATTCATGTACTGGTTCCATTATAACTTCAGAGTAATTAATGTATTATTTGAAGTTAAAGATGGTGCTCAATTACGACCTGGTGACTTATTTGCTCTTGAAGCTATAGTACAAGATCGTATAGTAGATTATACCATCGTTGAATATTATCATGATATCTTATTATATAAGGCTAAAGGTAACTTCTTCTTTATCCAAGATAGAAATGATCGTACTTTCATAGTTAAATATGTTGGTATGGATGATCTTCCTGGATTACATGTCTTTTAAATTTAGATATATTGATATATTATAATGGTGAAGTTAGGTGATTAATATTTACTATGATCCTAACAGTAGAATAATTCTTTTTATATTTTAAAGGAGGACATAGCTATGTCAAATCAATTGATTAATGGAGTTCCACAAGTCGACAATGGATTCCAATCTTTAAGTGAAGTACTTCAACGTGCTTCTCGTGAAACTCGTCGAGATGAAAAAGGAAACGATAAGGGCGATAAAAAACGTATCGAACTTAAAGTTACCCCTGAAGTATTTGAAAGCGATTATAAAACAAAAACAATCGCTACCAGTGAATTATGTGAGTTGCTCACTAATCGCTTAGGTAATGTATTTGCTGATTATGTAGGGTGTCGTGATATTGTATTCACTAATAGCCCACAAATCGGTGTAGCACTTGTATTTGAATACAATGGCTCTGATAACGAACACGATACTCGTTTGAAAGCTGTTGAACGTTTCGGTTTCGATAATGTAGGTGAAAACGCATCTACTAAAGAACTTGAAATGGTAGCACGTTATAATGGTGCATCTGATATCCGTTCTTCCGTTAAAAACGGTACTGTTACAGAAACTGCAATGGGTTTCCGTCTTACTAATGATGCAATTGATATCTTAAAAGATACAGTTATTGACTTTGGTAAAGACAATGCAAACCATGATAACTTCCGTAACCAATGTGTATCTTATGCATTAGCATCCGATGGTATTCATAGCAACTTGGTTGTATATGGTGCTACTATCGAATCTATCTTAGGTTTCATCTATGGTAATCAATATGACTATGTAGTAATTCCTGGTGCTCCAGTAAATACTAATAGCTATTCTGGTCGTTTATTGGAAATTAAACAATTACATCCAGATACAACTAAGAAATTGCTTCGTAAATACGTAAGCCGTCAAGTTGTATCCGATGGATTATTCCGTCCACAAAAATAATTAAATTGTAATATGGCTGGGGATTAATCTCCCCAGTCTATTATTTTTTGGAGGATATAATGGAGTTTAAGTTTAACATTAATCCAGAAGGTATTGATGAAGTATTTGATGAACGTGGTAATACAGTTCTCAAGATTTCAGAGATGAGCTGGAATGATAGAGCTTATAAGCTCGAATTACGTAAGTGGGTCGTTCAATCTGATGGAACTATGCAACCTAATAAAGGTTTCTCTTTCCTAACAGATCAAGGTCCACATGATTTAACTCATGTCTTATTAGAAAAAGGATATGGGGATAATCAAAAAATTAAGGAAATCATGGAATCCCGTGGTGTCGAATTAGACATCCCTGTAACTGAGAAGGAAGAAAAACAAGATACTCAGGATTTCTATGATCCTGAAGATCTAGTATAGGTGATCAAATGTACAATCATAAACAGTTAGATATCGTATATGATATCAAAAGAAAAATGTTAATGCAATCTTATTGGGATAACGAATATATTAAAGTATTCCCAGGATTTTCCTTCTGTGAAGAAGGTAGATATGTTTGGCAGCAAGGTAATCTTAGCGATGATGAGGTATTCTTATCTAATTTACGCACATACTATACAAGTGATAAGGATACTCTATTAGGATTCCTTACAGCTCAACAATATAAATTCTTAATGGATAACATTGACCTTTTCCATACTGTTTATCGTATTGGAGACAATTTGGTCGTAAGCTTGATCTAAACACAATATTCATATAATACTTACCCATAGGAGTTGAACTCCTATGGGTATAACTTTTATTTAATAAGGAGACAAAATCATGAAAACATCTAAACTTTTATTAACAGCAGTTATTTTAACTTCTCTAAGTGCAACTGGATTTGCTGTAGATAATACAGCTGGTAATGGTAATGGTATCGCATACGGTACAGGATCTGTAGCTAACAATACTAAAGACATTGCTATTGGTAAATCTGCTAAAGTAGAAAACTATGTAGGACAAAATGCTAGTATTGCTATTGGTAATAATGCCCACGTAGAAAACATGTCTGGTGGTGTAGAAGCATCATTGTCCTTTAATCAAACACCTTATAGTGGTAATGACTTTTCTTCTGCACGTATTCCATCAGATGTAAATAGAGCTGGTACTGGTATTGCTATTGGTAATAATACATATGCTCGTACTGGTAGTACTATGGTTGGTAATCATAACTATATCGGTAAAATTGGTGACGTTAATATGAATACTGATACCGATGGTACTCGTGCACAAAACTTAAATGCATATAGTACAACTATTGGTACTAATAGCTTTAGTAATGGTGCTTTGACCACTAATACTGGTACATTCAATATCATGTCTAGCTCCTATACAGGTGGTAGATTCTCTACACCTTCACAAAACTTTGGTTCTACTATTACTGGTACTTTGAATAGTATTGAATCTAAGACAGCAGCTGGTGTAGGAAGTGGCTGGTTTGCTGATAGAACTTCTATAGGTGTAGCTAATACTATCAGCGGTGTTGCTAACCGTACTGCTAATACAAATGGTTCTCTAATATTTGGTGCTGGTAATGAAATTACTAACTCCATTACATCTTTAGGAAACGTTGCAAAAGCTACAACTGATGCAGCTGAATTTGCTGGTAAACTACGTGATGTTATTAAGACTAATAATGGTGGCGGTGCTACAATGGCACTCGGCGGTGGTAACAAAGCTGATTGGACATTACGTACATCCATCATTGGTGTTAATAATACTGTGACTGGTACTAATGGTAGTGAAGCAACTGATAACTTCGTAGCAGGTGTTAGTAATACTCTAACTAATGGTACTAATGATATTATCGTTGGCAACAACCGTAATATTGCTGGTAACCATTCTGTTATCTTAGGTAGTATTGATACAACAACTGTAATGAATAATTCAGATGTAGTTGCAGTAGGTCATAATAGTAATGTATTAGTTGATGGCGGTGTAGCTATTGGTTCTGATTCTGTAGCATCTACAGCTAAAGGTCAAATCGGATACAATGCATCTGGAAATACAAATTCCACTTGGAAGTCCACTGCATCTGCTGTATCTGTAGGTGATACTGCTAATAATATTACACGCCAAATTACATCTGTAGCTGCCGGTACACAAGATACTGATGCTGTTAATGTAGCACAATTAAGAAATGTATCCGAAGGATCCATTAACCAAGCTAAGTCTTATACAGATTCTCAAGTATCTAAAGTAGGTGCAGCTTCTGCAGCATTAGCAGGATTACATCCATTAGATTTCGATCGTAACGATAAATGGAGTTTCTCTGTTGGTGTTGGTAACTATAAGAATTCTAGTGCAACTGCTATTGGTGCATTCTATCGTCCTAATGAAAATACAATGTTTAACATTGCTACTACATTAGGTGGTTCTAATAGTATGATTAGTGCTGGTGCAAACTTTAAGTTTGGTCAAGGTACTAAAAAATTAAGTGCATCTAAACAAGTAGAATTAGAAAAACAAGTTCAAGATCTTACTCAAAAGTATAATGACTTGAATGAAAAATACAATGCATTAATGGCTAAACTAGAATCTAAATAATACAATAATCCCCATAGGAGTTTAACTCCTATGGGGATTTATTTTTTTTGTAATTCTCAGATATGATGATTGTATATTATTAAGGTGATATGATATAGTTTATAGTTATTAAGCCTTATAAGGCAGAAAGAGGTATACTATGTTATACGAAGATATGGAACTAGAATTTGATTTGTCTGTTGACTGTGGTCAGTTATTTTCTGATGAGGATGTACTAGGAGTTCATATGGACCAAATACATTTACATCAATAAGAAAGGAGGTATAATATCAATAAACCAAGTTATTAGACTCCATCTAGTTAAACTAGATGGAGTCTATCATTATTTTTTTTATTTTTTATTTATACATTGCACGAACTTTTTGTTCATCTAAGTCAAAACCTAGAGCTTCAGACAGTACCAACATAGTTAACATACATTCTGCTGTTTCTACAATCTTATCAGTATTGATAGTTTTAGATTCAGTTAAGAATTCTGTATGGTTTTCAGAGATTACACGTTTAGCTAAGTGTTTAACCATAGCTTCTAGAAGGCTCTTCTTAGCACTTTTTACGCTATAGATTTTTCGTTTAGCACCTAAAATCATAGACTCCTTGATGTCCTCTGCTACGTCAGCATTAGATGCTTTAATATTAGCAACTTTTTCTTTTACTTCATCTAGGATATCTTTGATTTGTTGTTTATCTTCAACATTAGAAGCGATGAAGTCTTCTACGTTATTAGCAACGTGAGATTGTACTAAAGCACCAACATCTTCAATTTCTTCTTTTTGTTGAGCCATCTTATCAATGAAAGAATCTTGATATTCAGGATCTACAGTAACGTCAGATACTTTAGTATCAGGGTTTTTAAGTTTATCATCATTAGCTTTAACTACATCATCTGTAGCTTCTTTGATTGCTTTAGCAATATCAGCTAAGAATAAAGACTTAGTATTGAAAGTACGAATGATAGATTCTACACCATTCTCTTTAATAAATCCACGGATTACCGTATCACGAATAATCTTAGTAGATTCTTTTTGAAGATCTGGAATAGTACATTCGTCATAAATATATTTAATTGCTTCAGTTAAGAAGTGTTCTTTAATAGCTGCTTTAGCTTCCATACGGATATTTAAAGAACGTTTAGAACGAGCTAAATGACTTTCAGTCATTACATTACTAATTTCTGGAATGATAGTCTTAGACTCGTTTAATTGTTTTTCGAGAGTAGCTTTTTCAGCTTGTTTTACCATCTTTAATGTATTAGACTCTCTAACTTGTTTTCTAGAAAAATGCATCTTTTCTATGCTCCCTTCATTAGAATAATGAGGATGCAGCGGAGTCTGGAAGACTTTCAGTTACATCATCAACTTTATATTTTTCTTTTTCATCTTGACGTACATTGTCATCTGTTTTATTAGAGGCTTCTTTAGCATCAACTGCGAGGAAGTCTGAAATCTTACGGAAACGATCTACATATTTACGTTGTTCGTTTGCTGTTTTAGGGTCACCAGCTGTCTCAAGTCGTGCAGCATTCAAAGACAGCATTGAAACTTGAGTATCAAAGTACTCAGCTACACTTGCTCTACAATAATAGAAGTAGTAAATCAATTCACGAAGAATTGGAACGATTGTAAAGATAAGACCAATACTTACACCAATAACTGCTAAAACAGATGTACCAGCTAAATTTTTAGCACTTACTTTGATTAGATCATTCAATACTTTTCTAAGTTTATTACCTTTACAGAGATTATTGAATTCTGCTAAAGTTTGTAATTGAACTAACTCTTTACTTCTAGATACTGCTACACGGTCTACAGATACTTCAATAGATTTTGTTTTAGGATCTACGATGAAATCAATAGTAGAAGCAATAAGTAAAGATACACCACTGATTACTGCCATAGCAGTAGAGTTATATAATACAATACCTAGACTAGTATTAGATGCAAAACAACGTTGGAATTCATTTTTCAATTCAACGATGTTATTGATTGCATCAGTAATAGTATTAATATAAGTCAAAGGTTGTTTGTATTCTTGGTAAATTTTTTTCATATCAGTAACAGCTTCAGTTACCATATCAATATTATCAATCTTAAGGAAATCACCTCTAGATTGAGGAATTGTACCAAAGTCTACATCAGTTACTTTAGCTTCAATTTTTTCATATAGTTTATTAGTTACACCTAAAAGGACTTCACGTTGTTCAGCTTCATTAACAACACCAACTGTAACGTAAGTTTCTTTATCAGAAAGATCCATTAGTTTACTGGCTTCAATGAATTCTTTTAATACATATCTTGACATTCTATCTACCTCCAGCAAGTAATTGAATCATTTGTTTATAATCCATTTTATCTTCACGTTTTAAAGTTTTAAATGTATATGGTTCATATTCATCATCACCAGTATCGAAGATAAATTTAGCAGACTCAGTAGAATCATCAACGATAACGATGCCTACTAAGTTATAGTCATCCATCAATTTACGAGCTACACGAGAATTAGAGATATCAATATCTTCCATCTTACGAAGCATTTCTACATCATAAGCAGATACTACTAAAGTAGTAATTGCTGTAGCATCATTACGTAAAGACATGAAACGATTAATCTTAGAGGCTAAAGCACGGCGTTCTAATACTTTCCAAAGTTTAGAAGAAGAACCACGGTTAGTATTAGATACTGCATCGATCTTAGCTTTCTTAATAGCGAATACGAAATCTCTCCAGAATTCGATTTCACCAGAAGTGGCTTTGATTAGGTTATATAAGCTAAAGTTATAGCTACGTTTAGATACGATATGGTTAGCAATATCTGCAGAATCTACGCAATAGATTTTAGACTTAATACCAACATATGCATCTACAGTAATAGGATCATTATTATCATTAGTACTAATGAATTGAATTTTCAACAATGTAGGTTGCAATTCATTAGCTTTCTTATAATCCATTTGGTCTTTTGATACGTTAGCCAATCCAGCTCTAGTATTATTACGCATATCATCTAAACGAGATTGCAAATTATTATTACTTTGCTGTAAAGCTCTCATTCTATCATTCATTCTACGTTGATTTCTAGTAAAATTTCCTCTCATTCTAGCTTCATTGCCTCTTAGGTCTCGAACCTGATGAGTTAAATCTCTATTCTGATTCTGCAAATCTCTATTTCTATTATTTAAATCTCTATTTCGGGTTACTGTATCAGTATCTATCAGTCTTACTACCCTAAGTTTATCATCATCGGATAAATTATTAAATCTATTATTAGCAACAGCTGTATTGAAATCTGAATTTTGACGCATCTGAGCCATCATATCATCCATCAATGATTCACGTAAATGATTGATAGGTTTAGCACGTAAACGTTCTTGTCTAAATGCTTCATATACAGCTTTAACTGTATCTGCATCAAAAATATGCATAGCAGTAGCTTCTTCACTGACAGCAAGATAATCATCAACGTCAAAGAAACTAGACAAATCTAAGTTAGCATGGACATTTTTAAGATGATCAATGGCATCTTTAGAAGATGTAATAGAAATAGCAGATAGTAGCATTTGAGTTAATGTAACGAATTTACGTTCCAAAGCTCTAGCTACTAATTGTGCAGATACTGGGTCTACAGTATTAGAAACCATGACAGGAAATGTCATAGTCAAATCTTTATTTGCTCGAGTAATAGACTTAATAGATGGATTCTTCTTGGAAACAAATTTACCAATTTCAGTACCATCCGCAGCGTCTAAAACATCTGTAATTAAATCCTTAAGGATCATTTAAAGTACCTCCTTATAGTATCATATATGACTTTAATCTTATGTTAAAATGGGTAAATAAGAAAAAAAAATAAAGCATATAGA